GCATCCCGTTTGTGCTCGGAAACTACAACCATAATGCTATTTTCAATAAAAACCATTTCATGATCTATCAAAGGACCGGTTTTAAAAATTTCTCCAGAAATAATTTTTTCTTTGTGGATTTTTGTCTCACCGTGATTGCGCCAATAATAATATAAAGATCCCTGTACTAAGAAACAGGTATGAGTGTCGGTTTTATGATAATGATTTGCTCGTATTGCGCCGCCTCTCGAATAAATCATTTGTACATTTGCTATATCATGAACGATTGGTAAAATCTTGCCTCTCCAATCTTCAAACCCTTCTTCTAATGTGAGTTTATGAGTTTCCATAATTTCCTTTCAAGTGGTTACATACCAAACAGGCACGTTTCGTTTTTTCCAAGAAGCTAAGTGTTGCTTATCTCCTACGTAGTAATTCTTATAAGATAGAATACTATTATCTATTACCTTATATTTATCAGGCATCGCCGGAGTAGGTTCGTAAAAACTACCGTTTGGCATATTATTTGGAGTTATGGCAAAATAGTTATTCATCCTTTCTGCAGAATGATGTTTACCATATCTAAAGGTATATTCTTTTAAAAGACTTACCCATAGATTATATAACCAAAGATAATTTTCTTTATTGTTCCTAGTCCAAATGCCGGAAGGATGATTCATATGGCTTGCCTTCCATAAGATGGGTTCTCGTTCATCCGATAAAAGCCATCGTTTAATTTTTCTACCATTTGCGGTTTTTGCGTAATATTCTGTGCCATCTAGGACTCTGTGAGCAGTGGACATCAACTGCCCATATTCTAAGATCATTTTAACTACGTGTTTGTCGTTATGTAGTTTTGCACATTCCACAGGATCATGATGTAAATAAAATATGTTCATGCTGGTTCAATAGATTTTAATATTTTAGTAATAACTTGCTTTGTTTTTGATGAGAATAGATTAGAAGACTTTGCCTCGGTTAAACAATGGATAATATCATAGGGGTCGTGTTTTTCTAAATTTGAATCTGTTACCCTGTCTCGAAAATTACCAAAAATATTCATAGCTGAGATTGTAATGAATATTTCCTCCTCATTATACAAAGATATTTTATACCCGTTGATCCAACGAGTGTACTTGTCCGGAAATGTATAAATTGTAGCTGTCATATCTCAGTCTCCCGAGATATTTATAGATTTTATTGTTCATAGGCTTGCACCACAACTCTAATTTTGTCATCCGGTGCAATGTAACATCTTGCAGCAACAGTGGTTGTAAGATCTACAACTGAAGTATTATGCGTAAACTCCACAAGTTTTTCTTCTATCAAAATTTTGGCGAGTTGCATTGCAAGATCTTTTTTTAAAGTATCCTGATAGTGCTTCTCATCTGTAAAGGCAAGTTTTTCATAGTCTGTTAATTTCTTTTTAACTACTACAAGTTTACCTTGTATCGGAGTCGCCGGTATGATGTTAACTTGGTTCATTGAATCTTTCCATATAAAATTTATAGAGTTTCACATAGTAAGCAAACCTAATCGGCTCTTGTTCCGGATTAGGTAAATCATTTTTAAAATATTCTTTCAAAAGATCATATTTTTCTAAAGCTTCTTCATCAGTCATTTAGCCACTTCTCCAAATATTGGATAGTTTCAATCACATCAGTATGATGTATTGCTGCACCACCTGCCTTTTGAAAGTTAGTAATGATACTTAAGGTGTCATCAATTAAAATAGAATTAGAATTGGCATAACCGGGTTTATATTCTTTACCGGGAACAAATACTGCAGGAAAATCTATACTATGATTACGAAGCCAGTTTACCTTCTGTCGGCAAATGCTATTGTGGTCATTGAATCCTCCGGTTGAAGATAGAATAGCCTTTTGCGTTGGTATGCTCTTTAAATAATCTAAAAGAGTTAGTGCCCCTGGAAAAAAATCAAGAGAGGCAAAATTTTGCCTATCAACAAAAATTCTCCATCTATCACTGAACTTGTCGTCACGCTTTTCGCCAGGCTCATGATTAAAAAGTTCTATATATCGACGTTCAAAATCTGCTAGAACACCATCCATATCTACGTAAATAGTTTTCACGGATTATCCATTCTAAGCAAAATGTTAGATAGTCTAATTAATTCAAACTCATTCATAAAATATTGAGAAGTAGAAGAATCTATTAGTTCATTCTCCTTGTTATATTGCTCTCGAATAAGTCTGACACACTTTCTATCAGAAGGAGAAATGCAATCACTTATAGTGACCTTCAATACAAAGTCTTGTCTGTTAGTTATGAAATGTTCTATCATTTTACTTTATCAGAATTGTCTGCAATATCTTTGTCTTCACGTAGTTCAATAAACACGGGGAGAAATAAAGATTCTACATTACCGCCCTTGTCCTGTATACGAGCATTATATTTCACCGTAGCAATTTTTCCTATAACAAGTTTGCCATAAGCATCACGCTGTTCATCAGTATATCCTGAGCCAACATTTACTCGAATTTTACCATCATTGGATTCACATACTAAGGCACCGAGACGACCTTTGTTCTTGCCTGTACCTTCTTCCCAATCTACAATACGAAGATCACACTCAAGTTCGCCCTTAAACTTAATCTGCTCCTTGGAACGCTTGTCCTCCCAGATACCATCTTTGGATTTTAGAATAGTGCCTTCTTGACCTTCGGAAAGAAACTTCTCAAAAAGTCTTTGCGCTTCATAAAGATTGTCTACAGGCTTTGTCCAAACCATATTCACATAATGCTTGATCTGAGAATATTTGTTGGACATATCTTGCATTGCATTACTAAGTTTAGCAAGACGATCTACGTATTTTTCCTCATGCTTACCTACGGTGAATGATTCATACGGAATCGCATCCCAAAGAGTTGCCATAACTTGCATTGCTTCGGTTTGGCTCATTGTGCCTTTAATCGCCTTCGAAAGAATACCGTTGCCTGTCTGGCGGTTAACAGGTTTGCCTGCATAATCGGCAATTAACAGCTCACCATCAAACACCATATCCGCCTTGTAGTGTTCTGCCATTCGAATAAAGGGCAAGGCAAATGTCTTATTCGGAATGTTCAGTTCTTTACCATTACGAGACCTAAACTCTACTTCTCCGTTTTTGACGATAGCATTGAATCGCATACCGTCGAGTTTAAGCTGTACGAGCGCTGGCCATTGTATTTTATCAACGAGCTTTTGGTCGTATCCAGAAGCCAACATAACTGGGTACGTCGAGATAAGTTTTGGCCAAATTTTGTTTGCTGTTGCTTCTGATACCCCGCATCGGAGATCTTTTGCAATAATACGCTCAATGATTTTTGCATCTTGCTCAGTAAGTGATTCTAAAATGTTTTTAAGATGATCAATTGCCTTGTTACCTGTTACTACACGATTACGAAGATCGTCTAAACGACCTAAGGCATTTTCCAAAGTATTACTACCATTGCCTGCAGTATACGAAGGAATCTTTTTAATATAAAATTGATGAAATGGGTCTAAGGCATAAGTGAAAACTCTTTTAAGTGTTTCATTGCTCTTGTGCCTAATTAGAATTGCTTCTTTTGCAAGACGTGAATTGTCTGAAGCAAGCTGTTCAAAAATAGTATAGATTTGGCTCATATTTTCTCCTTTGTCCCTAAATTATAACATCTTAGGACAAAGAAGTCAAGCATTTCTCAAAAAAGGATCATAATTAGTTGTTATTGAAAAAACAACCTTATATTTAGATTCCTGAGAAAGAACTTGTTCTTTTGCTAACTCTATAGAGTCGAAATTTCTGTAGACACCAATAATAGTTTTTCTCTTTACTCTATTAATTTTGTCCAAATATTTGGCTTCTAGGATGTATTGATTAGCTATCATTTGATATTAATGGTATGGTCAGAGGGATAGCCCAAATTCAAATCTAAATTTAGATCAAGATCAGAATTATCTGAACCTGTTAAAATGAATCTGTCTTCTTGTGGATCCTGTGGACAGATTTCTAATTTACCATCGAAAGAATATCCCGATCCTCGAAGAAACATATCAAATTCTGAAACAACGTCATCGAGAGAATCAACAGTAAATTCCTTGGTCAATTTTGACCCTGTTCGATAACCATTCAAATCAAGATCTTCTGAAATAAAAGTAAATTTAGGCATATTCTTTACCCATAGTAGTTGTTTGAGTAATTGTCTCATAAAGAGTTTCAAACTCCTCATGATTTTGAACTTCTTGCTGAAAATTTTGCTTATGGTATACTTTTACCATTTTGCGAAAAATCTTTTTAGACAATTCTTGTTCTTCACAAATATCATTGATAGCATTTTTAATATAATCTCGCTCTGCTTCAATACGAACCATAGAATCGCTGATTTGTTTCATGCAATCGTAAACTGCTTTACGATCTTTAACATTGGATAATGAACTCATATAGTTTTCCTTTCAATATCATCTTCAACACAATTGTCTCCGTATTGTATCTCTACAATTTTTAGTGGAGTTTTTCCTTCATTACAAAGTTGATGCCATTCTGTAGTATCAATATGTAAACTTGCAAATTTAGAATAAATGCCCTTTAGATAAACATCGGTTTTTCTAGAATCTAACGTATAAACTGTAGCTACACCTTCTGCTACGAACCAATGCTCAGCACGCTCAAAATGTTTTTGCATACTAAGACATTTACCTGGCTCTACAGTTAATTCTTTTACCTTTACTTCTTTACCATAGGTATGAACAGTTCTATAGTATCCCCATGGGCGTTCTGTCTTAGGAGATTTCCATTCTTCTAAAATCCATGAACTAGAATTCTTTTTATCTTCGCCGCCGATGCCAAACGCAAATTCAAGGTTGTCATCTTGAATATCCATTTCTGGAATATTTGTTCGAGTTCTATCCCCACCATTGGCAAAAATAATTTTGTCATTTGGAAAAGTTTGTCTAGCTAATTTAATGGCGTTTCTTGCACTGTCATCGTCGTCATTAAACTCTATGACATAGTCCACCATTTTAAGACTTTGTATAATTTTACTTCTTTCATACCAAGACATAAAGGGTCGCCCCTTTTTTCGGATTAACCAATTGTCAGAATTTATTCCTACGACTAATATGTCGCCTAAACTTGCGGCAGTCTTAAAATAAGCAATATGCCCCGAATGTAGCGGATCGAAACCGCCTGTAACTAAAACTACAGTTCTCATTAACGCCTCATACTTGAAATGTCTTTTGCTTCTTTGTCTGAAAAAATAGGCACAGCATTGGACTTGTGCATAGTACCAATGCCAATAATCTTGTCGCCAGTATATTGCATCGCCTGCTTAATATTTACTGCGCCTCGTTGACCTGTGTCTACACTTTTGATATGTTTTGTACTACGATTCTCCGGCACTTTTAGAGTAGGTGCAGAGATAGGTGTGAAGGACTTCTTGGAAGATTTTTTAGAATCAGTTGCGCCGTGCTTGTTTAGCAACTTTTGCCATTGGTCATCTAATTCCCTGGCTTTTCTTGCTTGTTCGGCATTACGAAACTTCTGCTTACCTTTTTTCTTGCCTAAAGTTGTCAACCAGGGACCAATCAAATGCATCGTCATAATAACCTCACATCTACGTAACAATTATATTATAACACCTTTATCAATACTTGTCAAATGCTTTATAATGCCCATGATTAAAAACTCTAGGGTCTAAAACAGGATCGGGAGGCATTTCTCCGATATCTGACCATAACTCCTTTGGTTCGGATTCATTTTGGTTCTCTTCTTTGAACCAGGTCAGGATGCGTCCAAAGAAGCTTTCTTTTTTGGTTCTTTTACCTTGGTTGGTACTTTTACCGGAGGAGGCAAAAGATTAGGGAAGGCTTCTCTTACCAAATCTTCTTTCAATGATTTGTATTTTGTTTGAAGAGCTTTGTCTTTGGCAAAGCAAACTAGTTCAGCTTCTGACCAATGTATGCCCTCTAACATTTGAATAAACAAGGCTTCTTTTCTTTGTTTAGTCAAATTAATATTTGGATCCAACCAAATATAGAAACGTCTAAACTCAGCGAAAAGATTTGTTTCGGAATATCCCATCGGTACCGAAGTGTCCTTTTTAAAGGGAGGTTCCCCTTCGGGTAGGTATACTTTGATTGCAGGATCAAAATTCATTCTTAAAATTTGACGAACTACAGGATGATCATATGCACGAAGAACCTTAACTTTAGATTCTTTAGTTGCGGCACGATCCACTTCATCAAAAATTTGTGGGATAGTTGTTCTCATTTTAAAATTCCTCGATTAGTTCCATCATATTCTTCATTCTATTTTGAACAAAGAAATTTAACAGTTTACTTTTATCTTTTTGT